TTAAGCGCTCCATCCCTCCATGTCCTTTTTTGCCTTGCATGCCTTCACAATCTGGCTTTCAAAACTGGTGCCTTTGAAGCGTTTATAGATTGTGCCGAGGTCAGCCTCATTTTGTGTATGTTGAATCGCTTGTAGTGCTTGCTGGAAATCAGCTGTAAGTTGTTGTGCTGCATTAGGCTGTTGCTGCTGGTTCTGTGGTGTTTGTTGCTGTTGAGGTTGAGCTGCCGCTTGCTGAGTCTTTTCTTCCTCAGGTAAGTCTTCACCAGCATAGATATATAAACCTAAACCGTGTACGGCAATGCCTTTAACCAGACAACGCATCATGGCCTTGTTGATATCAAAGGCATTCGGTTTAGCAATCGCTTTATTGCGATAGTCCATTACAGGTAGGAACATGTACATGGTTTTACCGAATACGGTGACATCACAATGAACCATCATAGATCCATCCGGAAAAGTCATTGGATCTCGGAAAGCCCAGTTTGCTTGTGGATCTATGCGCATGAGTTTGTCCACGGCCCAAGCCCAAGACAGATATGACATATTGTTTTTCTTTTCGATATGTCCAGATACGCTAATCGCTGCTAACTGTTCAAAGTGGTTAGTACTTTCATTGCTTAAAACTGCTGGATTAATTGCTGCATTCATTTTTCTTATCCTTATCTTGAACCCGTAAAGCCGCGCTTGTTCTTATAAGCTTTGCGGTCATATGAAGGGATGTTGCTAGGTTGCAGGGCAACTGCTAATGCTTTTTTGCGTTGGAAGCTAATCTCATTCATTAAGGTTGCATAAACCTTAGGGCGCTTCGCCTTAAACTCTTCAACATTTAAAGGAGTCTTCACTTCACCTTTAACGGTGTACAGCACACTGCCGTTTGCATTGGCTGCATAAACGGTCCAGCCAATACGTACAGAGTAGAGACCAGTTAAGCGGTCATGGCCCATATAGGCTTTTATGCCGTCTGGATGTGGTTTGAATTGAGCATTCATGATTAGCCTCCCATCATCCAAGATGCAGCTGCTACGGCAATCACCCAAAGAACGAATGAAAGGGCAATGAATATTAGAAAGTCGATTACATTCGCTTTAATGGTGGCGAAACGAGAAGGGCGCTGTTCTTCAACAGTAGGGTGTTGATATAGGCGTGATGTAGTTTGACTAGGAATAGGGTTTTGTTTCATACTTACCTCGCGTTATGCAAAGCCCCGTCTCCGTCCAAAGTTTCGGGGCTTTTTGTTGTTTATGATTATTATGTTCAACTAATTGAACGAATATGTCAACAATTTGTTCAATTTATTAAATAATAAAAATTCAATTTAATGAACAAGAATTTATTAAGATAAAAAAAACCCACCTAAGGTGGGTTGATTAACTAATTTAAAAAACTCTAACTTGCTTTAAGCATTTCGAAAATTCTTGTTGCACCTTCTTTTTCAGAACTACATGTATATATTTGAATGTGAGATTTTGATGCAACTTCTTCTTTTAAAAGCTCAATGTTTTCTCTCATTCGAGATAGTGTTTTTAATGAGACCTGAAGGTTCTCATCTGTTGGCATTTGTATAATCAAATCATAATTGCTGGAAATATTATGAGAATCAAATATTTGTAAATCCATCAAATTTGATTTCATTCTAGTAATTGTTTGAGATGTACATACATTAAATTTTGCAGAGTACCGCGCAGTATGAAATCCACAAGGAATTTTTACATCTTTCCCTATAGGGATTTTTATGTCAAAAGCATGTTCATACGATGGATCAATTTCTAATACCGCATTTTTAATGCGCTTTGACCAGCGGCTATCAACTTGTTCATTTTCAATCGGGCTATCTTCTTGCTCAAACAAACCCTTTAAAGCTACTGAACCTAAGCTAGCCGTTTTATAGAGTGCTTGGCGAACTATCCCGTAAATATTTTCTGATTGTGAAGCATGCCAATCACCAATGATTACGCCATCAAGGGTTGATTCACCATTATTCTTTAAAATATTTGCTTTTATTAATTTGATGTAACCATTAAATGAAGATGCTTTTGTTCCATATAAGCTATCAATAACTGTAGGATGTAACGCATCAAAAATTTCAATTTTTCCATTCAAATCTTTGATTGTTACCAAAATAGCAATACGTTCACCACTATTTGGAATAGGTTCAAAATATACAGTTCTCCATTCAGCAAAAAAACTTGGTGCAGAAGGGAATGAAATTTTATCAAACATCTTAACCTCCTATTAAATCCAATTGCTGAGGGTGTTGTGGTGGCGTTATAGCATTTTCAATTAATACTGCCAATAGACTATGTCTAGCAGTTAAAAAGCCATTCACTCTTTCAATAATTGCATTATATTCATTAAGTATTATGTTTTCTTTGGCTTTTTTAGTAAGTGAGTCGCAATTTGTCGCAGACATTTCATCAATAATCAACTTCTTAATTTTTGACATTAATTTGTGAATGTATACTTCATTCTCACCTTTATAGTGCTGCACAATATCTGAAATATTACCAACTTTAGTCATCTCATTGATTGGCAATCTTGGATCTTGTGAAATAGAAAAAGCTTTCTCGTGATCAATAAATCTAAATGAGTCACCATCATAAAGAATATTTGTATTATTTCTATCTGGATTGGCAATTAGTTCATCAAACGCTACTATTGAAGGTAATCCAGAGTAATCAAGTAAACACTCTTCGCTAAGCTCATGATCCATTAAGAATCTTTCAAAAGAAGGCATGTCATACATTTGGGAACCAAATAGAAATGTTGGTTTATCAACTGCAATTTGTGGATGACCCGGCTCAACCAATACAAGAATAGGCTTTGGGATAGGAATATTGAGCATTAACCCTAATAATGAGCTAATTATTTCAATACATAAACCATCCGCTTGTCTGCATTTTTTAATGTAGGCTGGAAATTCCCCCTGATTTGTGGAAACAAATCCCGTCCATAACGGGTTTGAACCTTTATTGCTAATTTGTAGATCAATCAAAGCTCTACCATATAACAAGTTTTCATTTATAAATTCTTCTATTATCATGAATAATCCATTTAAATATTTATAAAACAAAATATTGGTCTTAAAAATTAATACTTAAATTCTCTGTTGTGTCTAACAACCACACCTATAATTGATATTTCAATTTGAGTAGAGTTGTAAGTTGGGTAGTCAGGATTTAAAGGAACAAGTTCAATAATATCAACACCAAACTCATTAACACCAACTACGCGATACTTTTTAAATGTGGTTCGCGCTATACCATGTTGTACCTCTTGAGCGATCACAAATGATCCAGGTTTAGCCTCTAAACATGCATCAATTACAATCTCGTCACCTGGCATAAAATCAGGAGCCATACTCAAGCCTTCAACTTTTAGAGCAAAAATGCATTCTGGCTTATAGTTTTCATAAGTAGTCCAAGTAGTATCTATTGGATTAATACCATCATAGCCAACCTCGTGAAATAACCCTGCTTGAACATAATCAAAAATAGGAATACTTCTTAATTCTTTCTCGATTTTTCTAACATTACTTGAATCAGTAATATTTTTATTAGGGTGGGTGGAAGTTTGTTTGCCTGTTAAAAGCCATGTACTACTTGTATTTAAACAATCTGCCAATGATTCAATATGTTTTGCACTAGGACTATTGCTTCCATTTACCCAACCAGAAACGGTACCTCTAGCCGCATGGGTTGCGCGCATTATATCGGCTTGAGAAAGACCTAATTCTTTCATGCGCATTTGAATCCTATCAGAAACAGATTGTGCCATGGCCAAATCCCTATTTAGTAATGTTCAAAATTATGAACAATAAGTTTGACAATTACCTGAACATATTGTTCAATTAATAGAATATATTTGTTCAGGATTTTGAATATGAATGTTCAGCAATTAAGAAATTATTACGGTGTCGAAAATAACTCTCAATTAGCAAAAAAAATAAAAAAAGTACGTTCAGTGCTAACAAAGTGGGAAAAAGAAGGGATTCCCCCAAGAACTCAAGCCACTTTTGAGGTTTTAACAGGAGGTCAGCTTAAAGCAGACCTGCAAGCACTTAACGCTTAGGAACCACTATGAGCAAATTATCAATTGAACTCTCTGCAAGCGCCAGAAATGATGCATCTCGCATATTGCATGGTCTTGATTCAGGCAATCAGAAAGAGATTGCTGAACAATTAAAGGTTGATCCAAGCACTATTACACGGCTTAAAACAGATAAGAAAAACAATGGCTTGAATGAAATTGAAATATTTTGCGAGCTATTGAGTCTGCTTGGATTAAAGGTTGTACCTAAAGATTATCAAAGTATTGATAAAGAGCGGGTAGCAGCTCTTTTAGTGATGTCTAAAAGCTGGATGAACCGTATTGAAACGGTGGATGACCTTTTCCATGACGAAATCAGTGGTCAAAAAGAAAAACTTGGATATTAAAAAACCACTTCCTGCTGTAACAGGAGTGGTTTCAATTCACAAATCTAGGAACCCATGAATATGCAAACTAATTTATCAGAACAACCAATCGAACTCAACTCACAAGAATTTGTAGTAGGCGACATGGTAGTTGCTAATGAACTGGAACATAACGAAATTTTTGAAGTGTTGGGATTTTACTACAGCACCTCTAAACGACTTTTTGTTAAGTCAGCGTGCGGGAAGCAGTTAGCTTTACCAGTTCAATTCTTTAGATCGGCATCAATTGCTGAGTTAGAAGCAAAACGTCGATTGAGTGCAGAAGAATTAGCACGGGCGGAGGTGTCATGAGTAGTTATTTAGCCGTTTCTAAGCTCATCACCTTGGATTTCTTTTTTGCACTTTTGAAGAGCTGCGATAAGACTATCAATGTGAGCAATATCAATATTGATATAAACATCTACGTGCTTGCCATGATATTCATCGAAGTGACCTTCAGTTTCACAAATCGTTATGCAGTTATTGTCTTTATCACTATAAACATCTATTTCATTTTGTTTTCGTATAAGAGCCATTTTAATTATTTCCTTGTTATTCAAGAGCAATTTACAACGCTTCAAAGTGCCTTGCAAGAGGCTTTACTGCAGGTAAATCAAGTTTATTTCAATTGGTTAAAGGTAGTTGAATATGAAAAATAGATTCTATCTTGCATGTTTCCGCGACAACGTTGGTTCAAATGTTAGCCTCCAGCGTCATGAGTTTCGCGGCTACCACACTGATATTGATCAAGCGCATGTTTGCACATTGGAAGAGACCCAATACCATTTTGATCATGCCCGTGAATATGACTGCCCAATATCTGCAGACCATGTTGATGAGTTAGCTATATGGAAAGTTGATCATCAGTACATACCTAATCAAACACAGATCATAGATGGAGTTATTGGATATGCAGTTTTTGTAAAAAGGCAATTCAATGGCAATGATGTTTTCTGGCTGAATAAAAAATCATTTGAAAGCTCCACAGATTTTGAAATGGCTTCTTATTTTTCTCTAGAAGAAATTAGTGAGTTAGGTCAACGATATATTGCCATCCCTTATCACTTGGCTGATAAAGCAAAAAGAAGAACTTTTGATTTCAGTAAATATAACCCTCGCACAATGACACAGGGTGCAGGTCTAAAGATGCCTGAACATCTAAAGAAAGCAAAACGTAGAGTAAAAGAACCGCAATCACGGTTTAACTGTCCAAGCTGTGGAAAGATCGTTTGGCAATACAACCCCTATGATTTTGAGTCTTGCTCTCACTGTGGGCAGATAGGAGATCGGGTATGAGTCTAGATGCCACTAATTGGGCTTGGAAAGTTCATATCCCGACTAAGAAAGGCGGCTCATTACCTGCCTTAAAACTAGTTGTTTTGCTATCTATGGCTGATCGCGCAAGTGAGGATCATACCTGTTATCCAAGTGCTAAACGCTTAGCAGCGGACTGTAAAATTGACAGAAAAACTGTGATGAAGATTCTTGCTGAACTCTCCGATGATGGATTAATTACTGATACTGGGGAGCGCAAAGGTCAGACAAAACAGGTGGTCGTTTACCGCTTGAACGGTGTAATGGGCCGTGAAGATATAGTCCCAACAATGGGACCGTTAGAAGGTGAAAATTTAGATGGAAAGAGTACCAACAGTGGAACAGTCCCAACAGTGGAACAGTTCCAACAATTCCATGAAAGAGTACCAACAATTCCGGTAAAGGGTCCCAACGTTGGGACACGGAATCTTTTAAAGAATCTTTCAGAAGAATCTAAAAATAAAAAAACATGGTTGAGTTTAAAAAAACTTGGTGAAGAAATTCGTTTGGCAACTGATCAGGAAACTTACGAGCAGATCAAAAATGCGGCTTGGTTCGATCGGGAGTTACGAGCATTTGAACTCTACAACGCCGAGAAGAATCTTTGTGATGAACTCATGAATTACCACTTTGCAGATTGGTTAATCAATGCATGTGGAAAATACAAATCACGTGAACATGCTAAAAACAATGGAACACAGGTTCGAGTCCCGCAGGGAGAGTCAAATACGCTGAGTTCAAAACAAATTTACTCCTTCGCTCAAAAACTTTCTGTACTTCCTGAATTCGCTAGCAAGTATGCGGAAGGAAACGAAAGTTATGAGCAACTTGCTGCACGCATCGCCGTAAAGCTTGCTGATCTTGAGCAACAGCAAAAATTGATGCCTTACCTCATTCAAGTTGGTTTCAATCGAAAGGGGGCTGCATGACATCAATGAGCCTTGCTGAATATCGTGAGTTATTTCCTATTCAGAAAAATAAAAAGCGCCGTTCAGCAAAGCAAACACGTGAACCAAGTATGGGGGAGGTTCTATTAGCAACACATCTTAAAGCCTGCAAGATTAATTTTGAGCAGGAATACAAGTTCCACCCGAAACGAAAGTGGCGGGCGGATTTTTTAATTACGGGTACAAAGATTTTGGTTGAAGTCGAAGGCGGGATCTGGAGTGGTGGACGTCACACAAGAGGTAAAGGTTATCTAGGGGATATGGAGAAATACAACGAAGCGGCAATGATGGGATTTACAGTTTTAAGGTTCAGTACAGAGCAAGTTAAAGCAGGCTTGGCGATTAAACAAATTGAGCAATTGGTGGGATGAATATGAATATGCCAGTACAACACATTTTACAAGCGGTCGATTGGTCTAAATATAGTTTTGAAGAATGGTGCCGCCAGCTTGGAGCTTGGCTAAATGGCGATACTGAAACAATGGTCAAAATTGTTAAAACCATGCCGACAAAACGCATCACTCAAAAACAACGTGAAAAGCTTATGGCTATGTACATGAGTGATGAAACTTTGAAAGATCGCTTGTGTATTCGCCGTAAAGGCACTTGTTGTCAGTTAAACGATAATGAAGCACGTGCAATCCATAGAGTGATACTTGATCTTCAATCTATAGATGATGAGGTTCTTCAGGAATGGATCGGGGCAATCTGGTGGCATTATGTGATGGGCGAATCGATTCGTGATATTGCAAAAAGTAATGAAACTTACGGGTCACAAATTCAACAGGACATTAAATGTGGCTTAGCTTTTATTAAGTCACGTTATCCGCATTTTCAAATTGAAAAGTTTATTAAGATAGTAGTAGTGGAAAATCAATCTTCTTGACTGTAAATACAGGGTGTGGCATATTCGTGTTACAGTGTTCGAAGTGTATTTAAAACACTGGTATTAAAGCTCATCATTTGGTGGGCTTTTTTTCTTTTAGATTTTTTAATGGTTCAAAGATCAAGATAGAGTAATAATTATTTAAAATATTCAATATTTTGAAGTTTTAATAACTAAATTTTAGTGGTAAATTGCAAGAATATTGGAATTTGTAAAATATAATGAAATCATTAAAGACTGTTGAATATTTATGTACATTTGACTCAAATTTAGGTATTTGTAGCTCAGTTACAAACTTTAAGTCACTATTAAGTGCATCTGAGTATATTTCTTTTGCAAGGCACAATATTTTATGGAAAGAAAAAGTATTCGGTTTTGATGTATCCAAAGGCGCAATTTCAGGAGACGCTAATAGTAATTTTTATCATTTAATATTTACAAATTCCAATGATGAAGATCGAGATAGTTTTGATGAATTACTGAAAGCAGTAAGAACAATTTTAGCTAAAGTATCAAATGAAAAAGAACCATTAGTTTTAAGGGATGATATTAGAAGTGATTATGCAATAAAGGCATACCCCATAATCCATGAATTAGAAAATTCAATGCGTAAATTAATTACCAAATTTATGATAACTAAAGTTGGGAAAAACTCAATTACATATAATTCTCCCTTAGAGGTTCTAGACTCTTTAAGGAGCGAAATAAAAAAAGTAGAGAGTCAAAATATACTATATAAGACTGATTTTATACAATTATCTAACTTTCTTTTTAGAGAAGTTTCTACTGATAAATCCAATAGTATCTTTAGTTTTATACGTCAATCCGAAGAGATTTCCTTAGATGATTTAAAGAATTTAAAAAATAAACTTCCAATGTCAAATTGGGATAGGTATTTTCAACCAATAATTAATTGTTCTTCTGAGGAACTTAAGACTAGTTGGGAAGAATTATATAAAATAAGATGTACTGTCGCTCATAATAACTTCTTAACAAAAGAACAATATGATAATTTGTTGACTAAATCTAAAAAAGTTCAAGAAATTATTATGGCTGCTTTGGAGAAATTAAGTGATATTGAAGTCAAAGAAGAAGAAAAAAATGATATTCTGGATAGTGTAAATATAAATATAAATGAAAAATATGGAGAATTTCTACTATTATGGAAAGGAATTGAAAGTTCGATTCTTAAAATTATAAGAATGATTGATCCTAATAATAATATAGATCATAGAATTACTCTAAGTTCTTCTAGATTATTAAGACCTTTAATAGACAGTGGTATTATTGATCGTAAGTTGTATTATTCTTTGCAAGAGCTTAGATATTATAGAAATCAGTTAATTCATATTGAGGAATTTGAACATAGTGAACTCGAAAATTACATTTATAAGGCTCATGAAATTGATGGAATTTTAAAGTCTATAATTAGCAATAAAATTAAATTGGCTTCAGAACATCAAGACTTTGATAATAAAAACAATGAGGCAGGTTAAAATTTACTCATGCTTTCATGTTAAACATCGATTATTGGCGAGGTTTTTTTATTTATTTTTTCCTCAATAAAAACTTTATGCATTATTCTCAATATTGGAATTTCTGAGAAAATGATAGGAAAGAGTATATGAAAGTTTGTTTTATTGGTGGTCTTTGGGATGGCATTTATAACGATTTTGAATTTGAAGGGGATCAAAAAAACTTACCTCAAATTTACAAAGTTGAAAATAAAGAGAAGACGCATTGGAAACAACATGAGTTAATTAAGCAAGGTAAATCTATTGATGAAATTAAAGTTGAAGAAAAATATATTCTGATGATGTTGAGACGGAATAGAACTTTCAAATATTTCTATATATTTAATGAACTTGATAGACCAGAAATCCAAAATCTTTCTGCAGAAAATTGGAATTTATCAGATGTATTTGGATATGATTTTGATTAAAAAAGCCCTCTTCGGAGGGTTTTTTATTGGTTGATATGTATGAAAAATGAAGTTGGCTTTCATTTTCTGTTCACCAAATGCGCCCAGAATGTATTTTTATTTAAAATCAGACTTGATTCAGATAAAGTAACCTTAACTGAGCTTTATTGATTTAAATTAATGCAAAATCAAAATGACCCAATTAATAACTTAGGGCAATTAGATGTCGATAATGAGCAAAAGCAGGAAAACTCGGTGCTTAATTCTGTGAATCCGGATCCTGTCGATGTGACAGACCTAATTGTTGAAATTGGAAAAGATATAGCCGATTTTGCATCATCAGTTTTTGATAACATCGATATCAATTTTTGACATTTGAGCTCACCTATATGCGAGCTTTTTTATTAACCAAAATAACAATCTGATATAATTTAACTAACAAGTAAAATTATGGGGCTTTTGAGATTTGGATTCTTATTTAAAAATTGCTTTAGAGATTTTTAAGGTACTAACACCTTTTATTCTTGCGTTAATTGTTTACTTAATTTGGCATAAGCAAAAAGAAAAAGAGGTAATCGCCACTGAGGCTAAGAACACAATAGCTTTACTAAATGCAATGAGCACTATGACGAGTGAGCTAGAACAATTAATACAAGCTACGATTAATACTTATCCAACTAGAGAAATGCACAAAAAATTTAATGATAAAATAGATGAATTAGATAAAAAAAGGTTAGAAATATTTTATTCAGCCTTGTTTATTTGTGATGCTAAAAAGGATATACCATTAGAACGTTATTTCGTGCAACTAGATTATGAATTTGAATCAACTTTATCAAAGCTCAGGATATTTTCGCAAGAAATAACCACGGGAATAGATGTTAATGAATCGAAACCATTAGCTTCTAAATATATTCATGCTTTGATAACGAATAATTATGCATATAAAAGAATTTTATTAGAGATTGCATTATACAGAAAATAGTTTGATTGCAGCTTTGCTCTATAGATCAGTAGGATAGAGCATCCCATTCTAAGCAGCAGTTCACCGATTAGATTAAAGATAACTAAACTATATTTATTAACAGCTCATCATCTGATGGGCTTTTTTGTTTTGTGCTATAGTCCATTCTAATTAAAAGCTGGTAAATAGAATGACACTTTGTGTTGGTGGTGAATTGGATGGGCATTTTATAGAAAAAGAAGGAAAGCTACTTAAAGCTTCAGAAATTGACCCAAGCTACACATCAACTTATTACCTTCAAATTTATAATCGTGACAATGTTATGTATCAGTTCTGGCATCCTCATGGAATTGATCTACATAAGCTATCAAATGAAGTTTTAGAAATTCTTCGCTCAGCTAAAAGTTAGTTTTATCGTTTGCCGGACGTATTACGGCATATAAAGCCCCGCTAAATATCGATTATTGGCGGGGCTTTTTACTATTAATAGTTAGGTAAGTTAACTCTCATTTTGGGAATATTGTGGCTGTATCTGATCCAAACTATCTTCTGGATTCTTTTCACGAATATGAGATACTTGAGTATTTTCGATATGAACAATCCGGTCATACTCAACATCTTTTAGATGCTCTGGTGCCAATTCAGGATATGACTTATAAAAATGCATTTTAATATTTAGAGCATGATCAAGTAAAAATGCGGATTCAATACTGTAATATTGATCATTATCAAAATACTCATAAGTTGACTCTAATAATTCTTTTATTGAATCATCAAGATTTTTAAGTTTTTCATTTATGACATTTAAATCATTTGCAGATGGTTGTTGTTTCATTTCTTATCTCGCATTTATGAAAGATTTTGTACTGAAAGTTTCCAGTACAAAATCTTGAAGGTCTATGGAATTATGGTAATGAAAAAATACCTGAAGTACGGCAACGATCAAAAGCAGTTTGACATTTCCAAGTTTCTTGAAGGCCTTGGAAAGCACCTACGCCATTTCGGCAATTTTCATACTGTAAGCGGCAGTATTCATAATCACCAGCTGCTGGTTGAAGTATCTCTAAAAGACTTTTGGGTTGTTGTTTTTCCTCACTAGCAGTTGTCCCGAGGGATAATGTTGCGAGGGTTATTGTTACTAAAAAAATTAGTTTTTTCTTCATGTTATATACTCATTTAGTTAATTTTATAAATACCGAATGGATATTTTTACCATTTGGTAAATTTTTTATAATAGAAAATTATTAAGCATTAAAGAATATATATAATTATGTTGTAACTTAATCTTTAAATGTAAATAGATAATATATTTATTTTGAGGGTATTAGATGGAAGTTAAAGAATACTTTTGGCTTACAAGAAAAAAAGAGCCCAAATCTAAAACTAAAAGCCGACCATTGCCTAAAGCTACTCAAAAATATCTAGAGGCTGAAGAAACATTATTTCAAGAACTAGAAGAACATCGAATTGGATACCGCCGAGAATTTCAATTTGAATCAACCAAAAATTGGCGATTTGATTTTTATATTGTGAAGTTAGGTCTTCTTATAGAAATCGCTGGTAGTCCTTGGGCAGTGGGGCGTGGTGGTAGAAAGATAGCAAATGCCTTGGGCAAATATAATCTTGCTTTAGATAAGGGTTTTAAACTTGAGCGTCTTGAACCTCATCAAATTGAATCAGGTTATGCAATTAACTGGATTATGAGCGAATTAGCGAGAATAGAAAATGGATCAGATTAGACCATTCCCGCCTCAGGACTTGATTGATAAAGCTGAAGAGGATGAGGCAATTAGATTGGCTCCCGCACCAGACTTAATGAATTGGATGATCACAAACTTTTTAACTATTGGTGGACCACTACATAACCCTGATCACGATCATATTGCTGAGCTACTTCACGACAACGAAGCTTTTCTAGCTTGTGCATGGGCATCATCTGCATGTGTTGCTAAAAAGCGTATGGTTCTAGGTCAATGCGAAAAGGTAATGTTCAATCAAGGTGGATGGAAGAAAGCTCGTCAAGAGCAGCAAATGCGTGATTGGTTTGGCTATGTGCCAACTTATCTTATTACTATTGATGCAAGTTTCTGTGAACAAGCTACGGACCGAGACTTTTGCGCTTTAATTGAACACGAGCTTTATCATATCGGAGTTGAGCGCGATCAAGATGGCGAGCCTCTTTACAGTGATATGACTGGCTTACCAAAACATTATTTGGCAGGTCACGATGTTGAAGAATTTGTTGGCGTAGTAAAAAGATGGGGAGCGGATGAAAGCGTAAAGCGCCTACTAGAAGTGGCGAAGCAATCGCCGTTTGTATCAGATGTAAATATTTCCAAGTGCTGCGGGACATGTTTAATAAGTTGAGCCTTTTGGCTCATTTTTTTTGCCATGTTTCCTTGACGTACCTTGACGGATAGAGAGAAATGGCGACTTTAAATAAAAAGCAAAAACTCTTTATTGTGCAGTCACTTGCTGTTTTTAATACACCTCAAGAAACAGTGATACTCGTCAAGGAAGAATTTGATATCAATGTCTCTCGTCAACAAGTTGAATCTTATGATCCAACTAAAGTTGCTGGTAGGGATTTAAGTAAGGAATTTAAAGATGTATTTGAAAAAACTCGTGATGATTATCTAAGTCAACCACTTAATAAAATCAGTGGGGTGAATGACATTGTCCAGTTGAAAATCCTGAATGATCTGCTGTGGTCTAAAAAGAATAATGTGAGGATGACAATCCAAATTGTGGATCAAATGCAAAAGATCACAAAAGGTTTTTATGACAAGAAAGCTGAGCAGGGAAATAAAGGTAAAAATCCTGATGAAGCTCAAACAAAAGCTGAAGTAGAGCTTGAGATTAAAAAGCTTGAACTTCAGAAGTTACAACGTGAAGTGAATCCACCAGAGTATCGTCCACCTGAAGAGGATTACAAGCTTGTGCTGAATCCTGATGAGGAGATACCTAATGAGCCAATTCTTTAATCCTCCTGAAGGTTCAGTTCAATTAACGCCAAAGCAGGCAAATATTTATTTATGGGGCTGGCAGGTTGAAGCCCGATTTCGTGATGCTGTTTGCGGTCGACGTTTTGGTAAGACTTTCTTAGCCAAGGCGGAAATGCGTAGAGCTGCAAGATTAGCAGCTAAATGGAATGTTTCTGTCGAGGATGAGATTTGGTATGCAGCACCTACATTTAAGCAAGCAAAGCGGGTTTTCTGGAAGCGATTAAAACAGGCTATTCCTGCATCATGGCGAGCAGGAAAACCGAATGAGACCGAATGTTCAATCACTTTAAGAAGTGGGCATGTCATTCGTGTTGTAGGTTTGGACAATTATGACGATCTGCGTGGATCTGGCTTATTTTTCTTAATTATTGATGAATGGGCAGACTGTAAATGGGCGGCATGGGAAGAAGTACTTCGCCCAATGCTTTCAACTTGTAAATACATAGTCAACGGCGTACAGCGAGTCGGGGGCCATGTTTTAAGGATTGGAACACCCAAAGGTTTCAACCATTGTTATGACACTTTCATGGATGGTCAGCCGGGGCATGAACCAGACTGTAAGAGTTTTTCTTATACATCATTGCAAGGCGGAAATATTCCTGAGTCTGAGATCATTGTTGCTAAGCGCAAGATGGATCCGAAGACATTTAGCCAGGAATATGAGGCAAGCTTTGAGAGTTACCAGGGGGTTATCTTCTATTGCTTTAATCGCTTACTAAGTGCATCTACTGAAACAGTTCAAGTAAATGATGTACTTCATATCGGGATGGACTTTAACGTTACCAAAATGGCTGCTGTTGTATATGTTCGCCGTGGGGAACAAATGCATGCTGTTGATGAGTTCGTAAATCTTTTTGATACACCAGCAATGATTGAGGCCATTCAGGAACGATATCCTGATCATGAAATTGCTATTTATCCCGATGCTTCAGGTGAGAATCGAAAGTCAAGTAATGCAAGTGAAACGGATCTAGCTTTACTCAGAAAAGCAGGATTTAAAGTCCTTGTGAACAGTAGAAACCCTGCGGTTAAAGACCGTATCAACTCAATGAACAGCAGGCTCTGTAATACCTTATCTGAGCGCAGACTCTTTGTGAACGTAACAAAATGCCCTCACTTCGCTAAATGCTTAGAGCGTCAAATTTATGATGATTATGGGCAGCCTGATAAAAAGTCAGGATTTGACCACATGAATGATGCAGGAACCTATCCAATCGCTTATCTATTTCCGATTGATAAAAAATCAATGGGAATGCGAAGGATACGAGGGATGTCTTAAACAACGCACCTTTTCAGGTGCTTTTTTATTGGTGTTTTTATGGCAGTTACTGATAAACATCCGCAGTATATTGCTGCACAAAAAAGCTGGCAAATTATGCGTGATGCCGTTGCTGGCGAAGAGCAGATCAAACAGGAACAAACCAAGTATCTTGCTAAATCGGCGGGCATGATTGAGGCAGAAAAGCAGGGAGATAAGACTGGAGAGATTTATAAAGCTTATCTCAGTCGTGCTCAGTATCCATTATGGGTTCAGGATTCACTTCGAACGATGATTGGTTTAGTTTCAAAGCTTGAACCAAACATCATCATTGAAAGCAATTTACTAAAGAGCTTGGTAGAGAATGCTACTAATGATGGGTTTGGCTTAAAACAGCTCTTTATTCGTATTTGCTTAGAGTTATTGGAATATGGTCGCTGTGGTTTACTGGTCGATGTCGATTCTAAAGGCGTTCCATATTTCGCCTTATACAATGCGTTATCTATCATCAACTGGAAGGAAAACAGTATTGGTGGTCGTAAGGATCTGAAGCTATTGGTGCTCGAGGAGCAATTTGATAATAGCGAAGATGAATTCGGACATGATACTAAAACGGTCCACCGTGTTTTAGCTATGCATGAAGGAGCTTTAACTGTCCGTTTGTTTGATGGCTCTAATGACGAAGATAAGACTCCGGATCTTGGGGGGAATCAGCTTTCATTCACACCATTTGTATTCTGCGGCACCACGGATAATTCCCCTAATGTTGGAACTATTCCACTTTTGACTATGGCGAAAGCAGCACTTAAGAGTTATCAGCTCAGTGCGGATTACTTTCAGTCACTTCACCATACTGCGCACCCTCAGCCTTGGATTAATGGTATCGACAATGATGATGAGCCAGATATTAGTGTTACAGGTGTGATGGCAGTCTGGAGCCTTCCTGGTGAATCTCAATGCGGTTACTTAGAGATTTCAGGTAATGGTATCGAACTTACCAAGAGTGAAATGGATGCGCAAAAGAACGCCGCATTAGAAGCAGGTGCAAAGGTTGTTGATACGAATACACAGGAATCAGGTGAAGCACGCCGTGCACGTCAGGATGATCAGCATGCAAGCTTACACAGTATTGTGATGTGTGCAGCTGCTGCTATTGAGCAGTCGATTAAATATGCAGCTCAGTGGTTAAAGCTAGATTCTTCAAAATATGCATTCACGGTAGAGCCTGAATTTATCGTTCAGCAATACGATATCAATCTCGCTAAACAACTTTATGAAGGTGCCATATCTGGCAAGAACTCTTTCCAGACGTACTGGGAATATATCGCTACTGGAAAGTTACCAGCTCATGATTTTAAGGAAGAGTTGAAACGTGTTGAAGGTGAGCGAGATAGCATGCCGCTTTAGAGGTGTTAAATGGCTTCAGATATTGAAAAATCACTGATTGAAGTTCTCACTCAACACCAGGCGTATTTATATAGAGCCTCTTCTCAATCAGTTAATGAATTATTAACAGTCTTTAACGATGAGTCAGCATTAATGCTGACAAAGCTTAGGGATTTGTTAGATGAGTTAAATGATTCGGAAAAATTAGCGCTTGCTGGTGGCCAGTACACAACGACAAACCTCAAAGAGATTCGTGATCTTATTTCTCTATGGTTTGTGGCAATAAATACTGCATTGCCTGAAGTATTCGCCGTTTCAGCAACTGCAATGGCTGTATATGAGGCAAATTACACAGTTAAGCTATACGGCGGCAAGACTAAAAAGCCGAATGGCCAAAAGCTTTATTCAGCAGCTAAAAAAGTTCCCTTGGTGGGTGGAGCCCTGGTTGATGACCTTTTATCTAAGATTGCTGAAAGTGCCCGGCTAAAAGTTGAGTACGCTATTCGTGATGGCATTAGCTCGGGTAAAACGAATCAGGAAATCGTTCAACGTATTCGCGGTACCAAGCGCCTCAATTATGAGGATGGGTTATTAACCAGTACTAAGTCAGACATTGATCAGACTGTAAGAACGTTACGCAATCATGTAGCAAATCAAACGTACTTAGATACCTTCAAGCAGCTTGGTTTTGAGTATGTGCGATTTGTCAGTGTTCTTGATGGTAGGACTACTAAGCTTTGTGCATCATTAGATGGCACAGTATGGAGGATTGATGATCCGGCCAAACGAGTACCGCCATTACATCGAAACTGCCGCAGTATTCTGGTTGCTGTAGATAAGGATGGTCTTCTGGTAGGAGAACGTCCGTTTGTCATGGATGAGCGGCCAGTGAAAGACATCCCTAAGGCCGAGCGAAGCCAATTAATCGGGCAATTGGATGCAAACACGACTTTCAAAGAGTTCTTTAAGAAAACAGATGATTTCTTTCAGAAGGAATGGTTAGGTCCAAAGCGTTTTAATCTATACAAAGAAGGAAAGTTTGATTTTGATAAGTTCTTTGATCCTGAGGGTAGAACATACACTTTGAATGAGTTGGAGGTGTTTGATAATAAATTATTAAAAAGTAAGGAATCTTGAATTAATGGATAAGAACTCTATATTTATATCTTCTGAATTAGTAGAGATAAGATTAGTGAGTGATTCATTAAAAGAAGACGGATTTAATAAGTTAAAAGTAATTTTTTATACTGAATTTTGGATTGTTTTTATTATTAACTTAATATCTATGAGCATAGCTTATTTGATGAATGGAGTTAAGGGTGTAGAAAAAATAGTTTTATCCTTAGGAGATTTATTCGATAGAGCGAATCTATTTACAATATCAATTTGTATAATCATTGGTCTTGTCTTATATGTTTTTTTTCATTTATTTTCTCTAAAAAATAAGGAGATGATAAAGGGGGTTTCAGATGGTCTTTTAGATACTTCTGTAGCTCTTTTTAGGTTAACAGCTGGTATTCTTATAGCTTTTACAATCCTACATTTATTAGTTGATGGTTATAGGCCAAGTTTACCTTTATTTCTATGGAATGGTTTCTTATGTATTGTCATCACTACAGGAATTGTAGGCATGAAAAAGCATTTATTTTCCAGACCGGTTAGACAATTTAAATAAGAAGAATTTTAATTTTTAAATATCACAGAGCCCTATTACGCATAGGGCTTTTTTATTGCCTTGAGATAAGGCTTAACTTAATCAAACGAGAGGTTTGAAAATGTCATTGCCATTTATTGTTGATTCACTTGATACCATCAAAGAAGAGCATCGTGCTTTATATGTTGAGGAAAACGGGAAGTTTCGCCTTGACTTGGACGGTTACGAAGATCCTAAAGGACTTAAATCTGCACTTCAAAGCGAGCGCGATGCTGCTAAGGATGCAAAACGAAAACTTCAGGAACTTCAAAATCAGTTCGAAGGAATTGACCCTGAAATTGTCAAAAGAGTCTTTGCTCAACTTGATCAAGATGAAGAGGCAAAGTTAATCGCTGAAGGCAAGATTACCGAAGTGATTCAGAAGCGTACTGAGAAGATGCGTGAAGAACATGAAAAGGTACTTAAAGCCGAAAAAGACCGTGCTGACAAAGCTGAAGCTTATGCAAATAAGTTTAAGGAATCGGTAATTCAGGGGCAAATTGTTCAAGCAGCTGTAGAGCTTGAAGCATTACCTGAAGCAACAGGTGACATTGCGTTTTTAGCTAAAACAAAATTTGCATTAGATGAAAACGGCAAAGCAGTTGCTGTTGATGAAAACGGCGAAGTGATCATTGGTAAAGATGGACAGACAGCTTTGTCGCCAAAAGAGTGGGTTGAATCTCTGCGCGAGCAAAAGTCGTACTTCTGGCCTAAACCAAATGGCATGGGTGCACCAGGTAGTAACAATTCAAAAGGTCAGCCCGACATCTTAAAAGCAGATGGCACGGTAAACATGACCAAATTGGCGCAATTACGAAATGAAAATCCGCAACTAGCTAAAGAGTTAGCTGCGAAACACGGTATTAAACTTTAAGGAGTAAAGCCTAATGGCTGAGACAAAAATTGCTGATGTAATCGTACCTGAGTTATTTACTCCGTACGTTTTAAATAAAACTGCCGAAAAGTCTGCACTATGGCAATCAGGCATTGTTGGGGATCTGGATGTAGATGTAGCTTTTGGAACCAAAGGTGGTACTACAGTAAATATTCCTTTCTGGGATGACTTAAGTGGTGAATCTGAAGTTCTCACTGATCAAAATCCTTTAACTGTAAATAACATCACATCGGGTCAAGATTTAGCAATTCTTCATGCTCGTGGTAAAGCTTGGGGGGCTAATGATCTAGCTAAGGCCTTATCTGGCGACGATCCACTCGGCGCGGTTGGTGATCTGGTAGCAGATTATTGGGCGCGTGAGTTTCAGGGCTTTACCGTGAATACCCTTAAAGGTGTTTTTGGTGCTGCAAGTATGGCAAGTAACGTACATGATATTTCAGCTGGCGTAGGGGCCGCAGCGGTTATTGATGGTCATTCTTTTGTCGATGCGTCATATAAGCTTGGCGATGCGGTCGATAAATTAACGGCGATTTCAATGCATTCATTCACTATGTCAGCTTTATCTAAGCAGGGTTTGATTGAAACCGTTCGTGATGCTGATGGCGTTTTACTTTACAAAACCTTTATGGATCGCCGTGTAATTGTTGATGATGGCATGCCAGTGGATGGTGATGTATTCACTTCATTCCTCTTCGGGCAAGGTGCAGTTGGTTTCCAAGATATTGGTGCACCGGTCGGCGTAGAAACGGACCGCGACAGCCTTGCTGGTACAGACATTCTAATTAACCGCCGTCACTTTGTGCTTCATCCACGTGGTATCAAATGGGCGGGAGTAACTGGTATTGCACCTAAAAACTCTGGGCTTGCAACAGGAACTAACTGGGAACGTGTATACGATCCTAAACAAATTCGTATTGTGGCATTCAAGCACAAGATCAAATAACTAAAAGGCGGGTAACACCGCCTTATTTTTTGGAGATCCTCAGATGGGCCTTTCATCATTTAACCGTGCACGGGAAAGACAACAAATGACACAAGACAGAATTAATGAGCTTGAAGAGCAACTGGCAACTTTAAAAGGTGAATTTATTGCTTTCCAGAATAACCCTGAAGCCATGAAAGCACGTATTGCCGAGCTTGAATTGGGTGAAAGAAAACAAACACCAGATGGTGACAATCAGCAAGCTCAAAACAACCAAAACCCTGAAGGTAATCAAAACGCTGGTGATGATCAGGTACAACTAATTAATTATGCTGGACTTAAAGTTGATGAACTCAAAGCTGTGTTAACTGAAAAGGGTATTGCATTTGAATCTGGTGCTAAAAAAGATGAGTTGTTAGCACTACTTCCAAAGGAATAACCAATGAGCTTTATCACTGAACAAGAAGCAATTGAACAAGTAGTAGGCTTTGATGCTTTATCTGAAAGTGATAAAGCTGATTATCTTCAGATGTCTGAGGCTTATCTATTAGCACGTAATGTTAAGCCTTATGAAGATGTCGCTACAGTACCTCAACCCCTCAAAACTGCCTCTTATCAGATCATTAAAGGCATTATGAAAGGGGAGTTATACCAAGGTCAGGAACAGGCATTAAAGCGCAAGAAAGTAAAGGCCGATACGGTTGAGACGGAAAAAGAATATCAAGACGGATCGGTAAAACTAACGGCAACTGAGCAGTTTATTCTTGATTTGATCAAACCATATCGCAAAAGCAAACGAGTATTTTTTGTCAGGAAAATCTAATGGGCTTACGTGACGAAATTCAGGCAGAAATTGCTGAAGCATTAAATGAAGATTTAGCGGACGCCGTGCATACCTTTACCTGTGAGCGGATTTCTAAAACGAATTGGGATCCTAAGACAGAAACCTACATTGAAATTAAGGAAAACTATTCTGGTCGTGGTGTTCTTTTTGGCTCTTACAAACAATATGAAATCCAAACTCTTGGAGTACTGGCTACAGATAAAAAGGCGACCGTGCTGCAAAATGAAGTGACCATGGTGCCCATAATGGAAGATGAGTGGGTTACTCCCTTAGGTACATTTCGTGTCAAACACATTCAACAAGACCCAGCAGCTACTATTTGGAAATGTCAGTTGAGGAAGGTTTAAATACTTGCTCTAATATCCTTCTAAAATAGGAGGATATATGGTTAAAAATGATTTAAAAGTAAAAATAAGAAGGATCTGGGAATGGACTTTTATTGGAATAATTATTTTTTTAGTAATCTCATTCTTTCTGAAAAGTTCATACCCAATTACTCACCATAAATTTAATTTATCTGATGCTTATGAAGTTCTAAAAGATACTTTAACTCTAGCCGCTGGCTTTTTAGCACCAGTTGCTGCATTTGTCCTTTTTAGTGACTGGAGAGAGCAGCATAATAAGCAAGTTCGGAATGAATTTGGATTAAAGGTTTTTAATCAATTTGAAAAATTTTCTAAAGGAATTGATCAGGCAGGTTTTATTTATACAGAACTTGATTCTTTATTACCTGAAGAAGCTAGAGATAAAGGGGATCCTTATAGAGTACGTATAGGTTTAGATCATTCAATTTTTCATAAAAATAAAAATTTAATTTTAAGTTATTTTAAACAAGTGCATCTAATCCAAGAAGAATTTCAAACATTAATTGAAAGTTTTAGATATTTTGGAGTTGTAACAAACCAGTTAATAGATATGAAATCGTGGATTGATAGCACCCTGGAAGAGTTTGTAAATATCCATGAGGAGGTTGAAACCTATTCTGAATTCTTGCAATTTCTCGAAAAAATAGTAAAAGAATTAGAATTATATAAAAATCTTCGAAATCAAATTGAATTAAATCTAGTTAAAAATATTCTGCAGCAACTTCAAGAATGATAATTGCTATCTTATCCTCCTCTTGATTAATAGATCGATTTTTTAATTCTCAATCCCACTTCGGTGGGTTTTTTTATGGGCGAAATTTAGGAGTTTAGATGATAAATACTGATTACGTTCCTTTATGGCGCATCTCACCATTTCAACATGTGCATTACACGCTGGCTCGAAATCAAATCCATATGGACCTACTTTTTGATGATATGAATCACGTAGATCAGTTCTTATCTATAGAAGGCGCAGCCGCTCAAGTTGATTACTATTTCAATGGTGCTTATGCAATTGTCCAGCTTGGTGAAACTTCTGAAAGAAAGCCCATAGAAGTCTATGGACTGCTTTTGCATGAAGCGGTTCATGTGTGGCAGAAGGTTAAAAAACTCATGGGAGAAAAAGAGCCGAGCTCTGAATTTGAAGCTTACTCAATTCAAGCAATCGCTCAAGACCTTTTTAAAATGTATGAAGAAAGCGAGGTAAATGATGGGATGGAAGGGGAAAAAGCCGACTGATTTTAGCTTTGATGTGGCTAAAACAGCAGAGGATAAGGTAAAGAAAATTACCATGGATGCTGTTCAATCTTTAGTAGTCTCAAGTCCAGTTGATACTGGAGCTTATAGAGCTTCTCATATTGTTTCAATTGAATCTGGTGACTATGGTGTACGTGGACCAGAAACAAACGCCGTTCAGGATGCTGCTATTCAAGCTGTGAAGTTTAAGCTCGGCAATTTGGTCTACATACAAAACAACCAGCCATATGCTGAACGCTTAGAAAATGGCTGGTCTGATCAAGCACCGCAAGGTATTTACAGCACTACGTTTACTTATATTTCTCAAAAGTATGGTGGCTAGAATGGCAATGACTTTAGAGCAGACAAGGCAAGCTATTATCAGCCGTATGCAAAGCTTTACAGGAATTGCCCAAGACAGAATTCAGTATCCAAATGCTCCGGGTTTTAAGGTGCCAAAGGACGGCATATGGTGCCGTTTAACAATTGCAGGTGGTCCGAGCTTTACCTCGGGTATTGCTGACAAACCGTGTACACGGCGAACAGGCAATATTATGATTCAATGCTTCGATCGACTACATACTGGAGAGAAAGCGATTACCGAGCTCAGCGATGCATTACTGGCTCATTTCGAATATTTCAGTATTGATCATCTGGAATGTCTGCAGGGGCAAGCCATCAATGCAGGCAAGGATAGCGAGTTTATCCAGTACAATGTATCAGTACAATTTAGAGTTAATTAAAAATCATGAAAAGTAAGAGCCTATTTATTGCACTATTATTATGTTTATCGAGCAATGCGTTTGCTATTGCAGAAACTGCACCTACGCCTACCGAAATATCTAATGGAATATATTGTGAGAACATTGGTAAAGTTGCTTTTTCTACTTTTAACGCCAAGTGGGCTAATGTTAGTAAGGATGCAATAAAATTAGTATTTACAAGTTTTTTGGGTGACGATTATAGAGATGATGTGAGTGATGCGGTAGATAAGGTCTATGATTTTCCTGAAGTAAGCGAAAAAGATGAAAATAGCATGCTTGCTATGGTGAATTTTCCACGCCAAGTGGAGGAGGAATGTATGAGAGCTAAAAATGAGCCAAAACAACAATAATGATAAGTTTAGTGGTGCATTTAGTGAATAATTTGAACAAAACAAGGTGAATTGATATGTCATGTATGCTGACTTTAGAAGAAATCGAAATTAAACGGCAAGAACTGGAACGACATCTTGAGGATGTTATGTCTGTAGAGCTGAGCAAATGGCAAAGTGAAAATAAGCTTTGTGTTTCTGATGTGAATATCCGTTTAGCAATCGTTCAGTGCATAGATGGCCCAAAACATAATATCGTTACTGGAGTCAGTGTTGATCTCGATTACAAGCCTTAAATTTTAGAAATAAGATCCGCCCAAAGGGTGGTTTTTTAATGTCTTTATTACTACCACCTCATCGGTGGTTTTTTTATTTTTACAGGAATCACTTATGAGCAATTTTGTTTTTAAGCGTGGTGACACATTTAACTTGAACTTGCAGCTAGTCGATATGGATGAAACTCTGCAATATCCTGCTGATGATGTACGCCGGGCAATTGACCTGACAGGTTATACATTTACATCTCAAGTTAAAACTGCTGAAGGTACTGCGGTAGCTACCTTGAACTGTTCCCTTTTAAGTCAGAGTACTCAAAAGGGGTGGTTAAGTGTGAAATCTGGTGCAAGCACGACTGCGTGGCCTCTAGGTTTGGTTCAAATGGATATTAAAGCAGTGGTAAGCGGGACAACACAGCACACTGAAACTTTGATATTCCAGGTGATTGATGGGGTGACTGCATAATGGCAAATCTATTATTTAAGTTTAGCTGGGATCATCGACCGTTCCCATATAATGCGGCTGAAGGTAAGCGGCAATTTATGCTGCCTTTTGCTTCTGGTATTCCGAATTTGAATCCTCAACTTTCCCAAGTTCAGGGTGCCGGCACTGCAGCAGCAGGAACACTTACAACCTCATATTTAGATGATACAGTTGGGCGTGTGCTTAGAGTTGGTGACTTTGGTTTAGGTAAGCCACTTCGGAATACTGATGTTGGTGGTGCAGACCTCAACAACATGACTACAGTAGGGTTCTATGGTAACGATACATTTGCTAGCGCTACATTAGCCTTAAATTTCCCTGAAGCGGGAGTTGTTGGGACATTGTTGGTATTAAATATTGCTGGTTCCAATAATTACCGCAACCAGATCTATATTTCTGCTTCAAGTGGTCGTATCTGGTATCGCTCAACTGCTGACTTAGCGACATGGACCGCTTGGAAACGTCTGGTAGATGCTAGTTCGGCGGATTATCAACGATTAATAAATAATGGTTTTGCTGCTAACTTTCCATTGAGCAATACTCCTTTATCAACTCTAGATGCACGAGGTAGTTTTATCGGGTTACAGAGCACAGGGGCAAATGCATCTGCTGCAGGCGATTATCCGGGTATTTTTGCTCAATATATTTTGGGATTAAACATTACCAGTGCAACTGAACATGCTGCACAAATCAGTGTCGGGACTTCTTCTGCTTATTTTGGTTTTAGACGACACAGTTATCAGGGGGAATATTCTCCATGGTACGCCTTACGTGGTGAACATAACACCACAGTTGATGGATCAGGATTTATTAAAGCAGCGTCTCCAGTCGTCAAACTTTTCAGTGATTATATTGAGCTAAATACAGATGCTGAAAAACAACCTATTACTTTCGAAAAGCATGGAATTGGTGATTACCTGATTAAGGGATCACTTGGTTTTGCACAAGAAGGTTGGTATGTCGAAGTGCCAAAAGATGCGAATGGCAACACGGTTGTCGCAGTTGTCTATGAAACGCTAGAGAATGGCGATATTTCCATTAAAACCTACAAGCGTAAGTTTGATATTGAACTGGCTGCAATCGTTGCTGATCTGGAAAATCCTATGGATATTCCTTTCTCTCGCTGGATCGATATCCGCTTACATGAAGAACCTGAGCCAGAACCTGAAGAGCCCTTAAGTGAAACCCCAGTTGAGTTTCAGCCAACCAACCTTGCGCAAGCTGTAGCAGATGCAATGGCAGGAGTCGAATCTCCAGAAGTCTCCAATTCAGATGAAATTAAATAAGGACCCGCTAATTTAGCGGGTTTTTTTACACCCATTTTTAAAACGACCCGCAGAAGAAGCGGGTTTTTTTATGCCTAAATTTTGGAGAACCATAAATGAGTTCAGGCGCAAAAATTCGATTATATGCTTGTGAAGAAGCAGTATTAGGAACAACTCCGGCTAATCCGATCTGGTACGCGGTACGCCGTGTAACAGATGGTTTATCAGAGAATATTTCTACTGAAGAAAGCAGTGAAGTGGTGGATTCACGTTTTCGTCAAGGTGGTGTAGTCACTGAAGCAGAAGTAGCTGGTCAGTTAGAGTTTGAATTATCAGTAGGTACATTTGATCTATTTTTAAATGTATTGGCATTTAACAACTGGGCTGGAAATTCCCTAAGTTTTGGAGGTACCGTACGTAAATCACTAACTTTAGTTAAAGTATTTGAAGATGTTGGACAGGTCTTTATTTACCGTGGTGTTCAGGTCAATACAGGTGAAATCACCATTCAGACCACAGGGAAGATCACTGGTAACTTTGGTTTGGTTGGTAGTTCATTTACCCGTCAACAATTAAACCCAGTAGTAAATCCCGTTGCAGCTTCAACTCGACCTCTCGTCAGTATGCCGAACGTGGAAAAACTGCTTGTAAATGGACAATCAATTCAAGGGAAGGCGTGTCTTCAGTCACTTACGCTTAGTTTTAACAACAATCTGGAAGCGATTCGCTGTATCGGTTCAGGTAAGTACACACCAGAGTTTTACTTAGAAAAAATGATGGATATTGAAGCTAATGCTTCATTCATGTTCTCAGCGACCTCTGCAGCGTGGATTGATGCAATCAAAACCCGTGATGTATTCACTCTTACTTTCGACATTAAAGACAGCAAAGGAAGCAAATACTCGCTTAATTTCCCGCAGATGGAAGTCATGGAAGCCAATCACCCGGATGGTGGAGGTGATGACATCATCACTTTAGACATTAACTTTGCACAAGTTCGTATAACCCCAACTATTGTTCGAGCACTTGTGTAATTCAACATAAATAACATCAAGGCTCATGGAGGGCCATGGGCCTTTTTATTTCCTAAATTTCAGAGGTTGGTATGTCTTTAAAAGTTGGAATTGTTCGAAGCTCGGAAGTATCGAAGTGGTGTACGTTTGAAACCGCAGCTGGGCAGGCAGAATTTAAAATCCGTGGTATTGGTTATAAACCCTTTCAAGTAGCGTTAGAAAAAGCTGGGAATCAGATTTCATCTAAAGGCTATGATGTAATGGTAAAAGACGAAAACGGAAAGCTTTATCATGAGCTTTTATTAGATGCTGCAGGTGCTCATTTAATTGAAGACTGGAAGGGCGTAGTTTTTGCTGAAGTGGTAGATGGTGAAACAGTTGAAATTGATCAACCTTACACGCCTGAAAATGCATCTAAGTTACTTAACCTTGGTGATATTGGCCTATTAATCTGGTCATTTATCAAAGAGCAGGCTCAAAAGATCCAGGAGGATGCAGATAAGGACAAGGCAACGATTTTGGGAAAGTCATCGAACTCTACAAATATCGAAAAACCTATTCGTCGAAAACGCCGCACGAAATCGAACAAATCAAGTTCTTAGGTGGACATATTCCAGATCCTCCAGAATATTCTTATGCAGCAGATTCAATCCTTGCAGCCTTTTACACGATCATCAGATCTAGACGATATGAGCAAAGTGTACCGTTATGCTTAGATCAGCAGGCTATCAATGTCTATGCTGAGCATAATGATATGCCAGTTGATGTTCATATCTTCAATGACTGTATTTTTGCTTTGGATAATCTATTTATTGAAGAGGCTCATAAGAAGATTTCAACTAAATCCAAAAAGTAATGAATAGCTATCTTCGTGATGGCTATTTTAGATAATGTATTTTGAATTACAAAAATATATAATATTAACAATAATTTATTTTGAAAATTAATATGTTAGTAAAACTTTTATATACATTGGGGTTCTCTATTTCTTTGGTGGCTTTAGTTAGCTGCACTAAACAAGTGGAAAATAGGGCACTTCCTCCTTCTGTTGAAGCGCAATTTATGAGTGCGGATAAAGTAATAGGGAAGATGCTCGGTGACCTAAATAATCGAGATATACCACTTCAACGGAAGCAGGAGATATTGTGCAATACATACCCTGAAGTCTATAAAAAGCAGTACATGCCAGCTTTACTAAAGCTTTCACCTAATTACACAGAGGAAATTTTATTAAGAGATTTTGAGGCCGTGATTAGCTTTTATGAAAAAGCATTTGTTATTAATTGTGGTTAAAACTGATTTATTAATCAAAAATACTAGAGATTATAATTTTTTATTGCCTTAAAAGTATGCGATTGTTAAATTAAAACATTTTTAAAAATGGGTGATTCCGTGAAAGCTTTTATTTTAATTATAGGATTTATAACTTCTAATCTAGGTTATGCAGCAGACTGGAAATTAGTAGCGGAATCAACAGATGATGTACGTACATATTTAGATATTGAAACATTAAATTATCATTCAAATGATAATTCTGTAAGTGTTTGGTCAAAGGTAAATAATATAAAAGAACAGTTAGATAGTGGGATAGTTACGGAATATAAGACACTAGATTATTATTTTTGCAGTTCAAGAACATCTACTACGGTTAAAGGTATAGCTTATGATAAACAAGGCAATATACTTGAAACTAGTGATTCGATAATAGGACCTAACAATATAGTTTCTGGGTCGGTTGAGGATACAGTTTTTAATTATGTATGTAAAAACTCAAAGTTTGGGAATAATACGCAAATGTTAAAAGATGACTTGATAGAAGAATCTTAAAATTGCGGTAATTTAAAGTTGTTCATTTTGTTAAATACTAAATTCTACTACTTACTGTGATAATGGAAAAATTAATGAAAAAAATTATTTTGTTAGGGTTAATTTGTTTGTCTTCGTCTTTATGGGCAGAAAATAAAAACCTCGGTAGTTGTGAGATTTCAAAAGATAAAATTATTGTGGGTGATGTGGGGTTGGGGAAATCAGTTAAGGAATTAGCATCAAAGGATTATAGAAGGCTTGAACTTGAGAATGATGTTTTTAACAAAAAAGGGTCAAAGGAATATCGTGTTTCTATCTTAAATAGGACAAATGATATTTGGTTAGGTAGTCAACCAATTAGTGATTTTAACTTCATAACCTATGATCCAAAAAATTATAAAATTTTGAGTTTTGGATTAAGTCTAAGAATGGATGATTTTCCAGTTGCCAAAGTTAAAGATGCCCTTATAACCTTATATGGTTTACCTAAAGTTGGTTGGAGTTTGACTCAAGAAACTGATCCTAGATACGGTGAAGTCAATGAATATCATTATAAATGTAAGGATTATTTGATAGAAATCACACAATCTGGATTAGGAACTAGTATGAGAATGTATGATAAAGGTGTAACGAGATGAAGAGGATTGCTCTCATAGTAAGTTGTTTAATCTTGAGTTCGAGTTACGTTTCAGCAAATGAAAATATGAAGGAAAGCTTTTGTAGAGGGATCTATGATTATGCTGAAATGGTTATGACTAACAGGCAAGATGGTGTTTCTATTAAGGTTATGTTTGATTCTTTAGAAAAGACTAGTGCAAGTGTGAATCAAAAAAAATTAAGCAAAAAATATATTTTAGATGCTTATGAACGACCTCAATATAGTACTAAAGAAAAACAACGTGAAGAGATTAATGAATTTTCCAAAAATAAATTCATAAGCTGTATTAATAATTTGTCTTAGTCTTAACAAACCTTAAACCCCGCATTTGCGGGGTTTTTTATTGCCTGGAGAAAAGTAAAAATGGCACAAGAATCCCGTCTGGTCATTGTTATTGATTCGCAAAATGCTGAACGTAACGCGCGCAATCTAGGCAATGAGCTCAATAGTATTGAAAAGAATGGCGACTTTGCCTCTAAGTCCATGGACCGTATGTCTGTTGCTACTCGCACATTAGCAGGTTATATGGCTGGGCTAGTAACAGTAGGGGCTGCTATTAGTAAGATGGACCTCTACACTGGTATTAATAACAAATTAAAATTAGTGACTAGTAATCAAAAAGAATTAAATCAGGCAATGGATGATACTTTTGAAATTGCACAGCGTTCTGCTTCATCTTGGAGTGCGGTCAATGATGTGTACTCAAAATATATGTCCAATGCAAAAACACTAAATTTAACTCAAGAACAAACAGCGAAACTTACTGAAATTACTTCGAAAGCTGTAGCTATTAGTGGTTCAAATACTGAATCAGCTGCAGCTGCACTCTTTCAATATGGTCAGAGCCTTGATGGGAATATTTTACGTGCGGAAGAATATAACAGCCTAGTTGATGGTGCAGGTGGACTTCTAAATGCGATGGCAAAAGGGTTAGGCGTAACTCGTGGTGAACTCCGTCAAATGATGCTTGATGGAAAACTCACTGGTGAAGTTATTACTAAAGCCTTATTAAAAGCTGGCGATAGTGTTGAACAGCTTTATGGCAAAACTAATAAAACTATTGGCGCATCTCTTGAGATGCTGAGTAATGGGATTACTAAATTTGTAGGTGAAACTGGGCAGGGTTCGGGCGCTGCACAGTCTTTAGCTGGAGCTATTCAAATTCTTGCAATGAATTTGGATTTGATTGCGGATGGTGCTTTCGTAATTGGTATTGGATATGTCACGAAAGCAATTACTGCCAAATCATTAGCTGTCTATGCTGATATAGCTGCAACTACTGCAAGCATTCAGGCAAGTCGTTCAAAAGCATTGGCTGAGTTGGCTGAATCCTCATCTGCTGTTAAGTCTGCTCAAGCTCAAGTCGCAAATACTCAAGCTACTTTAACTGCGTTGACTGCGGAAAAAGCATTAGAGGCGGAACGCTTAAAATCACAGATCAATTCAGTTGGGCGCACTCAATCTATTACACGTATGGCAGAGATTAAGAAAATAGAAGCTCAGGTAACACGTGAACTTGCTGCAGCAGAGACTACTTTAGCAGTTGCCCAAACACGTAATGCAACGGCTCAGAAAGCAGCAGTTGGACTAACAGGTGCTATGTTAGGTGCGGGCCGTAGTTTATTAGGTGTTTTGGGTGGTCCAGTAGGTATGGGAATAACAGTAGCTACCTTGGCTGCTGGATATTTGTTGATGCGTGATAATGGCAATGAAGCCAATGACATGCTTAAGGATCAGACGCGTTATGCTGGAATGGCAGCAGATGAACTTACTAAACTCAATGGTGCACAAAAGCGTGCAGCTGAAGGAGAACTAACTAAGCAATTAAACTCTCAGTCAGCTCAACTTAAAAAATCACAGAATGAATTCTTAGCATTGACGCAAACTATTGCTGATAGCAATAAAAAGAGTACAGAGGCATATCGCATCTGGGCAGAATTAACTACTGAAACAATAGGAGTAAATCAGGCATTTGAAAGACTAAATCAATTAGATTTTATTAATTCAGACCAGATTAATCAGTTAGTTGACAGTAAGAAGAAAGTTGATGAAAACACTATTGCAGTTAACAAAACTAATGCTGAGTTAAACTTAGTAAGAACAACTGGAGCAAATGCTAGAGCAGGTTTAAACGATGTTGGGCAAGGAGCTAAAAATGCTGTAACTGAGGTTAATCAACTCCACGACAAGCTTAAAGATATCAATAAAACTTTAGCTGATCGTAAGTGGGATGCTGCTTTCAAAACTACACTTATCAAAAAATACGGTAGATCAGTTGAAGAAGCAGATTTGTTATTGCAAACATATCGAGAAAACCAGAAAAAAGGTTATTCTGGAGTTACTGTTGAGCAAGACAAAATAATTAAAGGGATTGTAGGTCAGGAAAGTGCGCTTGAAGCACTTGTAAATAAGGACAAGGAGCGAACAAGAGAGCTAGAAAAACAGGAAAAAATCACAAAACGCCTAGTTGGTGTTTCTGGCCAATCTGGTATTGGTACAGGTCCTCATCTCGATGTCCGTTATGGTGGCTCAATGTCTGGGCAGAAGGTTTCTAATGAACATCTGGCCCGCTTGCAGGCAGGTGGCAAACCTCTATCCAATTATAAAATCAGTTCCAATTATGGTCCACGAAAAGCCCCTACCAAAGGGGCTTCTTCATTTCATAAGGGTATAGATTTTTCGATGCCTGAAGGCACACCAATCACGACTAATGTTGCGGTGAAAGACATTAAGACCCATTACGATAGTAAAGGTGGTGGTTATGTCAGTGAGGTGATATTTGAGGATGGTGTATCCCTAAAACTTCTTCACCAATCACCAAGTATGCAAAGCAAGGTTAAAGGTGGGGCAAGTAAAGGAAGTGATAAAGCTTCAGGTGATATTCAATCGCAAATTGATCGTCAGCAGGACCTTCAGCGGTCACTAGAAAATGAAGTGGCCACCGAAGTAGAGCGAATTAACAATAACAGAAAGACAAGGCTAGAGGAGGTCGACAAAGCTGGCTTTACACCTGAACGTACAGCCGAAATCAAGGCAGAATTAAATCGCCGTGCGGATAATGATATTGCTATAGCCAAACAGGCAGTAAGAAGTAAGCTAGAGGACTATAAGGAGTTCCAGAAATCCGAGGCTGAGCTACTTAAAGAAAATTTTGATCGCAAAAAGTTTAACGCGGCTCATGATATTGAATTAAGTAAATCAGAACAAAAGCAGGCTGTGGAATTGCTGGAACAGCAATATCAGCAAGAAAACGTGCTTATGAAATTGGCTCAAGAGCAACGATCATTTCAAGCTCGATTATCTTTGCTTTCCGAAACTCAAGCCATGCAGGAACGATATAGACTTGAAAGAGAGGAGATTCTTAAGAATACAAAGCTTTCCATTGAAGAGAGGCAAAAGCTAATCGCATTATCTAAAGCCACACAGGACAAAGAGACACGCGACAAAGTAAATAACGCTGTTCAAAACTGGGGCGGTATTCAGGCTGACATGAATGGTACCAGTGAGTTCTATAAACAGGATCAGGAACGGTTCAGCCGTTTAGGTGCTGCCAATGACTTAGCTGATAGCCAATATGCAGCAGCTGATTTAGACGAACAAAATGGTCTGGATGGCTTGAATGCACAAATGGAAGCTGGATTAATTCAGCAACAAGATTTTGAAAACCAGAAAACAGCAATCATTCAAGCTGCTCAAGAGCAAAGAAGTCAAATTTACAACGAATTTGCCCAGAACACTAAGGACGTTGAAGACAAGTATCAACAAGATAGATTAAACGCTCAGATTGCTCTTGGTGGGCAAATGATGGGTTCAGTCACAGCTATGTTCGGTTCTATGTTTGGTGAGCAATCTAAAGCCTACAAACTCATGTTTGCTGCCGATAAAGCTTATGCAATTGCTGCGGCAGGTATTGCCATTCAGCAAAATATCGCAGCAGCTTCAAAAGTTGGTTTCCCTTACAACTTGCCTTTGATTGCTGGGGCTGTTGCACAAGGTGCCAGTATTATTGCAAATATCCGGGCAATCAAAGATCAAGGCTTTGCTGACGGTGGTTACACTGGATCTGGTGGAAAATATCAGGTTGCCGGTGCTGTACACAAAGGCGAGGTGGTCTGGTCTCAGGATGACATTAAACGTTGGGGTGGTGTTGGATTGGTTGAGAATATGCGCAAGAGCTCAGGTCCTGAAGCATTTATCAATAACCATGCTCAAAACAACACTTCTACAGAGAATGTCTTTAATCGTTCTTTCTTAAGCTCAAAAGCTTTTAATGATAGTCAAAGTATCTCGAATATTTTTAATCAACCTGTTCGAGAAAATCAGATTATTACTAAAGGCTTTGCTAATGGCGGATATACCGGAAGGAATATTTCAAATTCTTCTACTTCAGCAAGTTCCGATCTTTTCCATGATGGAAAAGTTTACTTCTCTTCAAATGGCTTAGTTCAGGATAGGTCAAATCTTGATGATGTGCAGGATTTCACTTTAGGACAAACTTCACGTCCTCAAGCTGAGATTATGCCTTCAATCGAACCTGCTTCTCCGACAATCAATTTCAAAATTGAAGTTGTGAATCAGGTAAGTGGTGCAACAGTTGAAGCAGAACAACTGGATGAGAAAACTGTTCGAATCATTGTTAAAGAAGAGTTGGATAAACAGCTTCCAAGAGCGGTACCGAAATTAGTAAGTGAGGATATTAAAAATCCAAACTCTTTAATTAGCCGGTCTTTGACTGAGAATACGACTACAAGACGGAATCGTTAATGAACGAAACCACCTTTCGAGGTGGTTTTTTATTACCTGAAGGAAAGTTATGTACAAGTTAAAACTAAATCCTCAAACAAATGGCTATGGCGTAACACCGGGTGATGATGTAAAGCGTCAGCAAATGGATGGTGGACGTGGACGCTATTACATCGATGTGAAGCGGAATAGCCATATTGTCGATGTGAACTGGAATTTAAGTAAAACCGATTTCAATAAAATGATGGCTTTCTGGCGTGTTTACCAAAGCAAGCCAGCATCATTTTATGCGGATCTGGTGATTGACCAGGGAACGCGCCAGCAATACCAATGTAACTTCATTCCCAACTCATTCAAAACTAATGAGGTGAATGGAAACCTTTACCGGGTAACTGCTCAATTAGAGGTTATCCAAAACCAACCTAACGCTACTGCTGATCAGGCACTTATTAGTGATTGGGTGGTGTAATGGATAACGAATACGCCAAGTTCTTTCTCAATCGTAAAGTTGATATTTATCAACTGGAATGTATTGAGTTATCACATCCATCTTTTCTAAATACTTATCGTGTTGTTCGTAATGATGATCGAGGGGTCTATGTACAACATAAAGAAGGGTCAGGCCAGTTCTACTATGAATATTTACCTTTAACGATTCAAAGATCCGGAATGTTAGGTGATCTGGACCAGACTTTAACCGTCTCAGTTTCAGGTCTTGGCGATATATTGCCGGATGAGTTTGAGCGAGTGCTGGAAGGCCAATTTGCGGATGTGAAACCTACTGTTAATTACCGTCTTTATAGTTCAGATAACTTGAATACACCAATTCATTATTTGCTAGGCCTTCAACTTGCAGGTGTTTCAATGAACCATAAAGCTGTGACATTCAAGGCTGAATCCCCACGGTTAAATACCTCCAAAACTGGTGACATCTTTTCATTAGATCGATTTAGTGGACTGAAGGGGGCTGTATGAAAAGTCATGATCATTTACTTGATAAGCAATACGACGAAGAGCACTACAACTGTGTTCACTTTGCACATGAAGCCGCTCTAGATCTTTATGGAGTAGATCGGAGTGAAGCTTTGAATTTGTTCATGCAACCTAAAGGCAAAATTACTTTTCTTCCATCAAGATTAAAACTCTTAAATCCGCTGCCCATGCCCAAGGAAGGCTGCATAGTCGCCTTCCATCCAAGACAAAGAAATAAGCCCCCGCATGTGGGGCTTTTTCGTGGGCAGAAGGTTTTACACCTGATGGAGAGTGGAGTCACTTATTTAGCTGAAGACGTCATTAAAGCAATGGGGTTTAGTCGGGTCAGTTACTATGATTAAGATTATTTATATACAGGATCCTTTGTCTGAAGAGAAGACAATTGAGCATGCCGAAACTATCGGGCAATGGCTTACTTCAAAATATGAATACTTACCTGAGCATGTTCGTATTTTTCATACTTCAAGCAACATGGATCATGCGGAGATCTCTTTTGCCAATGAAGTTACACCTAAGAATGCTCACGACCTAAAGCAGCTTGATTTCTTACCTGGCACTTTCATTGTGATTGAAAATCCGAAAGGTATGCCAGCGCTCATTGCGGCTATCGTTTCTATTGTTTTAAGTGTGGCGATTGCATTTTTAATGCCCGCGCCATCAATTGCCCAAACCACCCAGAATAACAACCAATCCTCATCTGCAAATAACGAACTTTCAAACCGCGAAAACAAAATGCGGGTGAATGGCCGTGTTGCTGATATTTATGGGGCTGCTTGGGATACGCCTGACTTAATTGCAGTTCCTTACAAGGTTTATGAAAACAACGTCGAGGTCGAGCATCTTGTGGGATGTATTGGTCGCGGCCACTATCACATTAAAGGGGCTTATGACGGTGAAACCAATATTGTTGATATTGCTGGTGCATCGGTAGAAGTCTTTCGACCTGGTGTCGATATCATATCTGGACAGCCTTATTTTTCGCTTGGTAGTGAAATTACTACGCCACCTTTAACTGTTCAGCATCAAAACTCAGTGAATGGCCAGATCTTGCGACCAGCTGACACTCAAAGTTTAGAGGGCACAAATTATCTTCAATTTGCATACCCAAACGAGATCCTGCGAGCAGCTGCTAATAATACCGATTTAACGACTAAGTTTGTCAGCAATGACCGAGTTGATATCTCTAATGCTTCTTTTACTTTTAACGGACAAACATACGATTTAAACGGTACGTACGGTGTCTTATCCGTTGCTGATGACCGAATGGCCTTATCTAACCCGGCAGCAGTAAATCCGAACTGGTTAAAGCTAAAAGAACTCGCTAATCAGCAAACAGGTGCTTTATCTCCAAAACTCTCATCCATTGGTGAAAAGTGGATCGGTCCATTTATTCTGGACAACCTTGAACGTAGTCGTGTCATCTTTAACTTTGTGGCGAATAATGGGCTTTATACAGTCTCTTCAGGAGGTAATCAGGCGGCTGTAAATGTCACCATTGAAGTTGAAGTAACTCCAGTGAATGAATCAGGTGCAGCTATTGGCAACCCAATGCTAAAGCAGATCATTCTCAAGGGTTCGGCTAAGTCACGGCAAACTGTTGGTGCAACGCTCGATATGGTCACATTTCAGGGGCGCTGTAGTGTACGTGCTCGACGTTTAACACCAACCCCAGCAGTGACAACTGTAGTTGATGAAGTGAAGTGGCAAGCGCTATACGGCGCATTTCCATTGCAAAGCACGATGTATGAACATGAAACGGTTTTCCGTGCACGTACATATGCAACGACTGGAGCTTTATCTGTTAAGTCGCGCAAGATCAATTTTGATCTTCAGCGGATGTTGCCAACCTATAAAAATGGAGCAATGACGACAGAGTTATTTCCAACTTCAAGCTTTGCAGATGCACTGGTTTCAATGGCGCTCGATGACAAGATTGGCCGCCGCACGATCGACGAGATTGATATTGAAAACATCTATCGTACTTATAACCATATTGTCGATTACTTTGGTACACCTCTAGCAGCCGAGTTCTGTACGACGATTGACGACACCAATCTTTCATTTGAAGAATTGGTCACTAATCTTTGTGATGCTGTGTTTTGTACAGCATATCGACAGAACAATAAGCTAAAGATCTACTTTGAACGGCCAACAGATAACTCGGTATTGCTGTTTAATTTCAGGAATATCATTCCGGATAGTTATAAGCATGATCTAACGCTTGGCATGATGGATGACTATGATGGGTTGATCTATGAATATACGGATCCGGCCGATGATAGCCGTATAAATATTTATTTGCCGGATAAGGGAGCCAAGAACCCCAAAGAGGTTAAATCGGTAGGTGTGCGCAATAAATGGCAAGCCCGTTTTAATGCGTACCGGCTTTGGAACAAGCTCCGCTTTCAGCGCAAATCCATTACCTTTGATGCAGCACCAGAATCGGAATTACTGGTTTTACGTGACCGTATTGCTGTAGCGGATTATCGAAATGGCATCCATCAAAGCGGTGATGTAATTCAGCAAGAAGGTTTAATTCTTACATTGAGCCATGATGTTGATTTCATAGCAGGTAAGAGCTACGTGATTTATTTACAAATGGGTGATGGGAGTGTTGATTTGATTCCTGTTACTGCTGGATCTGCTAAGAACAAGGTTGTTTTAGGTCGCTTACCAAATGGGGCATTAAAGTTAAGTCCTGATGATTTCGTTAATACGATTTATACAGTAGTTAATGACGATACAAAGGGGTCATTACCTTATCTGGTAGCAACGAAAGATCCAGTTGATAAGTTTTCTAATACCATTACGGCCGTAAATTACGATGTTCGGTATTACCTCAACGATAAAGATTTTATTGATGTGCCAGTTGATGATTCTCCGATTTACATTCGTTATGACCAGCTAGATATTAATTTGGCTCGCTTATACCAGATGCAACGAGGCGACCTGCCAACAACCGGTGAAATTAGCTTTATTGTCGAAGCTGGTGCTTTGGTTTCGAGTTCCAGTTCACTTCGACCAGAAACACGAATGGTTTATAAGTTTGACTATAACTCTAGTCCAGCAAAACAGGAGTTTATTGTACCTGCCGCCCAAGAACTGCCAGCGATTGATACAGGAGAGTTTCCTCCTGGTCTTACTGTAAATCTTACGATTAAAGGTTCAGTGGTTGGGCGGGGAGGCGATGGAGGTTTGCCTCATCTTGCATTCGGTGCGTGGTCTAGTGATCCGGATTACAACTTTACCAAAACTCGCCGTGATGGGTTCCAAGGTGCACCTGGTTTAATGAACCGGCACAGCAAGTTGAATCTGATTATTGACGGAGGCACTTTAGCTAGAGGTGGCTCTGGAGGCGGGGCTACACCAAGTGGTATCTACACAGAATTAACTTATGGAGTTCAAGGAGTACCTGGTGGAGCTGGTGCACCTTTTGGACGGGTTATGACAGGTCAGCCAATTTACAATGATACTCAGGATTGGCGCTGGTACTTGAACGGTGGCTATTTGTTGGTTGTAAAAGTCACTGATGCTGATGCAGTTACGCCAGGGAAAGGCTACCGAACTCCAAATAGCGACCGCTATGTATCACCTTTATCTGGTGATGGAGGTGGCTGGGGGCAACGTGGTACCAAGTCGACAAATAGTGGTACTTCGAACTGGAATTACCATGGCACAACTGAAGGCCAGCCAGGAGCGGGTGGAACAGCAATTGTCGGAATAGCGCCACTCACAACTAAATTGATAAATGGAGGTAGAATCCTACAAACCCTTTAATACTTTGAAAGTACTTAGAGCACCCACTTCGGGTGCTTTTTTCTGTCGCACCTATGATGGATTGGACAACGAACAACTACCGCTTTCTAGCGGTTTTTTTATTTCTGGAGATATAAATGGAACCAGTTTCCACAAGCGGTTTAACAGCACTATTAAAATTTTATGGGGCTGCAATTATGGTGACTTTAGCGGTCGCACTAGTTGCAGCAGTTGTATTAATGACACGTATGCCAAGGTCACCGCAAGAATGGGCAGTAGGGCTCATTTGTACAGTTGTATCAAGCCTTGCAGGTGGTTCATTCATTATTGTTAAGTGGGGCCTTCATGAATGGGTAACTGATGTTTGGGGGATGATTGCATTAGGTGGTTTCTTCTTTATTTGTGGGATTCCTGGCTGGGCTTTGGTTCGTTGGATCTTCAACTTTATTGACAAACAAGAGGGTAAAACGATTGTTGAAGTGATCAAGGAAGTTAAGAAAGCCAGAAAAGACATCGAAAACAGTTAATTCCGCCTTCGGGCGGTTTTTTTACATCTAAAGGAAACTGAAATGAAATTTATCAATTTACAGAAGTCACTCGGTGTTGCAGTTGATGGGAAGATAGGGCGAGGCACTCTTACAGCCTTATTTAAGAAACTTGGAGCAAATCAAAGTCGCGCTGAAGAGCTGGCATTAGCAGCTAACGTACACTTTAAAGATTATGCAATTCTCTACAATGAGTTACGCTTTGCTCACTTCATTGCCCAGCTTACACATGAATCGGGTAACTTCCGATATATGGAAGAAATCGCAAGTGGTGCAGCTTATGAAGGCCGTAAAGACTTGGGCAATATTATGGCTGGCGATGGAGTGCGTTATAAAGGTCGTGGTCCCATCCAGTTGACGGGACGTGAAAACTATCAAAAATATGGTCGAGCATTGGGTATTGATTTTGAATCACATCCTGAACTTGTCGCTATTCCAAGTATTGGCTTACTGGTTGCCTGTAAGTTTTGGGTTAACAATGGATTGAATGAACTTTCTGATCGTGATGATGTTTTAACTATTACCCGGCGCATCAATGGCGGTACAAATGGCTTAGTTGAACGTAAAGCCAATCTAGCCAAAATTAAAAGTTGGATGTCATGAAAGCTTTAGTATTGCTGTGCTTTCTGCTATCAGGATGCACAGCTCATACGATCAATAGTAATGTGAGTGTCAGTATTTGTGTGATAGCCCTCTAAGAGGGCTCTTATTTCAATCGGTAATTGGATTTAATTCTCTTAAAGCCTTATTGATTTTTGGATGGAGGGCGTTTAGTTCAGAAATTAGTTTTGTTTCATTCTTAATCCAATTTTGAGTAAAGGGTGTATTAAAATCTAATAGTTCAATATACCTTTGTAAAATTTGTTCAAGTTCAGTCCAAAGAGTATCTTCTTGTTCTATCTTAAAATGATCTTCTAATTTTTGTTGAAGATAGTATAGTTTAGTTAATGATGCGGAAACAGAATCGAATAGTTCTACTCTTATAGTAGGACTTTGTGAGTTTGCTATCAATGCTCGATCTTTGAGTGAGACTAATATAATTTTAACATCTATATATGTGCTCTCAAATTTATCTATAATTTCTTTGTTTTGTTCATAATTAGCAGTAGATTTCCAATCATTAAATAAATATGCAGCTACAAAGGCTGCAAAAAATGCAGCACATGCTCCTAGTATAGAGCCAAATGCAGATATAAAATCAGCAGATAAATTATAAAAATTTTTAAAAGTACAGTAGGTTAGAAGTGCCACGCTGTAGGCAACGACTCCCCAAAATACTACTACTACTAACTTTTCATTCTTACTATTCATTTTTCACCAACTACACCTAAAATAGATACCATTTTGAGCTCAGAGATTCGTGCCTTTCCTTATAATTATTTAATTTGCAACATGGGATAATTAAATGTATTTATATAGAATAAAACAAAGATTTTCGACATCCGAACATCATCTGATTTTTTCATTGTTTACTTTTATGCCTTTGAACAAACTAGTTTTATTTGAAGATAAAGTATATGCTTTAACTATTTTTAATCATAGAGCACAGAAATGAGCAGAAAAGATTTCGAAAAATTTTTGAAGGATAATGCAAATAAATATAACAGAGAAGAAAATGATATTGATTGGGAAAAGCAGAAGCAAGAATGGTTAGAATTCATTGAATTTTTTTATAATCAAGTAAAAGAATGGTTAAAACCTTATATTGATCAAGGATCTATAACTATTTCACTTAGTGAAAAAAATATTACTGAAGATCATATCGGATCCTATATCGTTAATAAAATGGATATTTCTTTAGCAGGAGCAACACTTACACTTGATCCAATCGGTACGTTGTTGATAGGAACCAAAGGAAGAATTGACTTAAGCGGACCAAAAGGTTCTGTAAAATTTATTTTAACCGATATAAATTCAAATGGATTCAATATAAGTTTTAAAGTTCTTTCTGATAATGAAAAACATGAACCTTTAAATAAAGTTAATTGGACGTGGAAAATAATCGATCGAAATGCTTCTGGCGTAAAATTTATAGAATTTAATGAAAGTAATTTTTTTGCATCGTTAATGGGATTAGTGAATTAATGAAATGATTAAATTTTCAAATCAACATTCTACAATTGAAGAAATAGAACAATTTTACTTTCATAGTCTTACATCTTTAAATTATTACTTTGATGAGAAGAGTGGATATTTTATTGGATATTCACGGACTGAGTTGCATCAAGAACGCAAAGACCACCTAAGATGTTTGGAGCGTATGATTTCATTAGAGTTTTTAACTCTATTAGAAGCAAGTTTTAAAATTGATTATTTAATACGCCGCCAAAAGAAATTAAAGGATGAATTGTCTAAAAGCTTAAGAAAAATTTATAACCAAAAAGGAACTAAAGCATCTTTAGTCGATGATATTTTAAAAGCATGGAAAGCTTCTTATCCTGCTAATAAACCATTAATAGATAAGTTTCAAAAGGCATTAGATTATCGTAATTGGTTAGCCCATGGTAGATATTGGGAACCAAAAATTCACCCTCATCTTAGTGAGTATGACTATTTATCTGTTCAATTACTTGCCTCTACAATTTTGAGGGAGTTTGATTTAAAAAAGTTATAGATAAGATTTGATATAATCTGTTCTAAAGAATAGATTATAAATATTTAAATTTATTTTAAATAAAAATGAGTTATTAATTATATATTTTCAATAACTCACCCCACTTAAACGGATTTCTACTAAGCTTATCTCGCGACATAGACCAATTCCGATTTGGAACAAAACAAGGTCCGACACTGATTTTTTTCTTTCCAAATTTACTATGGATACCATCCATAGCTTTCATCAAATATTCCTTTTTCTCTATGTGCGCAAAGTCGGTTAAGAGATCATAAGTATGGCCAGACTTTGGTTCTAGACAAGTCAGCACAACACCGCATTTCTTATATTTAATTCCTTCTTTATAGATATCGTTCAACATTCTTGTCGCTGCTTTGACGAAATCGATAGCGCAATCTGTGGGCTCAGAAAACGAACCTGTAATCGACTTATTATAAAAAGGGACATTTGGGTCAAAAGGGTTTGACTGAACGAAAGCAATCATACATCCACATAAAAGCTCTTCATCTCTCAACCGCTTACATGCATCTTGCGCATACATTGATATCGCTTCTTTTAGATCTGTTAATTCAGTTACGCGACCACCGAAAGACCTTGAAGCGACAATTTGTTTTTTTGAAGGGGGAGTGTGTTCTATCTCAATGCATGAGATACCTTGCAGCTCGTAGATCGTGCGAGCCATGACAATCGAAAATTTCTTTTGCATCTCTCGAGGTTCAGCACAGGCTAAATCAAGCACTGTATTAATTCCCATGCTTTGCAACTTTTTTGAGTGCTTACGGCCAACACCCCAAACTTCAGAAGCGTCTATTTGAGCAAAGTAATACTCTTTATTGCACGGATCCATGGATACTAGATCGCACACGCTGTTAAAGCCGGGGTTCTTTTTAGCAATATGATTTGCAATTTTTGATTCCGTTTTACTTCTGCCAATACCGACGCAAACTGGTAAGCCCAGCCATTTCCAAATTTGTTGGCGCATCTCTTGGCCAACCTTTTCTAAATCAAAGTGTTTCTCATAAGCTGTGAAATCAACAAAGCATTCATCTATTGAGTAGGGCTCAACTTCTTCACCTGTTACATGGGAAGCAAGTATCTTATGAAAACGTCTCGACATTTCTGCATACATTGCATAATTGCTTGAAAGTACAATTACATTGTGTTGCTTAACAATATCTTTGATTTGGAAAAGCGGCACACCCATTTTAATGCCTAACGCTTTTGATTCATTGCTGCGCGCCACAGCACAACCATCATTGTTGCTCAGAACAATCACAGGCTTATTGTTCAAACTGGGATCAAAGACTCTCTCACATGAAACGTACATGTTATTGACGTCAATCAAGAAAAAGACTTTGTTCTCATGTTTCATGACTTATTTCTTATCATTTTAATAATGCATGTAACAACGCCCCAGATAATTAGTTCCTGGCCTTCTTGTAGATAGATATTTTTATAATCTGGGTTTTCGGCTTTGAGCCATTGGCCTTTTTCATCGATCATTAGGCGCTTAACAGTAAAATCATTATCGATTAGTGCCACGACAATATCGCCGTGTTTAGCATCTAAGCTACGATCAACAATGAGCTCGTCATCAATATCGATGCCAGCGTTGAGCATTGAGAGTGAAGCGACTTTGACAATAAACGTAGCAGTTTCATTTTTTATTAAGTGCTCGTTCATATCGAGCGCTTTGTCTATATAGTCTTGTGCAGGAGAGGGGAAGCCAGCATTAATTTTTTCTAATGCGTAAGGAATTAACATTTGAGTGGAAGGAATTATGAGCTTAATTGAGATAACATCAGCTAAAACAATAGATTGATTGAGATAGTGCTTTATCTCAATGATGGACGGTACAATATCACTCATAGCATTCCCCTTGATTTGATTTCGTTACAGAATCAAATGATATGCTAGAGCTTGGCTTAATTTCAAATTTAAAAATCTGTGGATAAACAAGTAGAAGTCAAAAATTGACGTGTCTTACTGTGCATTTGGTCAGAAAATAATTCTCTATATACACACATTTACATTGTAAACTTGGAGTTAGAGAATGAAAAAAGTAACAAAAAAAATTATAAAAAAAAGAGTCACTTCAAGAACTATTTGTATCTAAGTTCTTGATTATAGGGTTATCCACAAACTTATCTATAAATGTTTTTTAATAGCTTTGCCATGCTATCTCTTTATCAATCATACAGTTGAAAAATAAGTAAAAAGTCAAGATTGATATATAGATGGAAATCTCATATCTTGATTACACACAAGGATAGATTTTATTTCTTGTGTTTATCCTTTTTAGATAACCACGACAGCAGAAGTGGGAAGTTGAGAAGGAATTTTGAAACCCCCACACAGTCGAAAATTCTTTACCGGGAACATCGACTGGGGGAGGAATATAAACCTGCATTGACTTGTGTCATACCATTTACAGTAGAGAGCAATGCTACCAACAATGCTTACTACTGCTGACTGATGTTGCGATACGATCAGCTTTTACGAGTGTAACTGCGACGCTACCAACGACGCGTTTACCGATGACGACTTTCGTTATGCATTAGATGTATTAAAACGCAAAACATGGCACAAGGCAATGTCTCTTTAAAAGGAGATTGCTATGACGAAGATAATTATCTTCGGCGTGAAATTACTAAGCTTAATAGCTGACGTAATTCAAGTAGCTGATTTTATTATGTGTTAATGTATTAATATTTTAATTTAAGACTAATTAGAACCGTTTGCTGGGGCAGGCGGTTTTTTATTTGGTTTAGGAAAATAGTTGGCAGCAAATTCACCAAGTGGCATTTCAAAGAAAAATTGATTAGCATCTTCATTTTGGCAGTTTAGCCAGTCTTCCCGATACTCTTCAGGAATAACGATGATAGATCTTTTCTCATCTTCTGGTTTATGAAACTGTGACATGAAAGGGTGATTATCAGCATTAATTGTCAGCATCGACATAGATCTTACTTGCTGCCCATCAATCACAGTCGAATCATAAATAGCAGCAACTGTAAAAGGTAAGCCGTCTTCGCGATATATTCCCCATCTTTCCGCTTTGCCATTCAAATATCTAGGCTCATAAATTTTTTCTACAGGTATTAGCGCGAATTGGCTTTTAGACCATGCGTGGCGAAAGCTAGGTTTTTTATCAACAGTTTCAGTTCTGGCATTGTAGGTATACTTTGAAAACTTTAAATCATGGTTCCATGGTGGAATCATGCCGAACTTTACTTGTCGCCATTCAATGTGGCCATCTTTAGAAAATATAAGAGGGCAGTCATAACCTGGATAAACATCTTTCTTATAATCGAAAGTTGGTTCAAAGAGATCTAAAAGGTGAACATGATCTTTACTGATAGGTTCATAATTGGCACACAT